TGACACACGTTGTCAACTGCTTGTTGGTCAGCTTCACCTAAGTAGTAGTCAAGTAGTACTTGCTCATCTTCATAACCAAACTGATACGTCCAATAGTCTCCACTAGCACTATCAATTTCATTCCAGTTATCTTCATGAATTACACTATCATCCGGTAAGAAGTAGTATGTATCACCCTCAGTAGATTCTTTAACCTCCACTTTAACTATCTCACCGTGCACAGTAGTTAATTCTTTGATTTCATTAAACTTATGTAACGCCTGTACATCTTTAGTAATATCAACTTTAGTTTCCATGGTTCTATCCTTATACTGAGTAACTTGATTGAGTTCTTATAATAATACTGTTGCCTGGATTTGCTTCTTCATGACGTATTTTACTAAGTCCGAACTGATGTATAGATGCGGCTAAAGCCACTATGTCCTCACCTCTGAACATATCTAACTCTATTTCCATAGTGTCGCTACCTACAATACCTATCTCTAACTCCCCGTGAGAGAAATCTATAGTTCCATTTTGTACAAGAGTATTTTTATCATTGTTGTACGGAAATTCACCTTCAATTTTCATAGTTCTATCCTTACATTGGTTTACCGGTAATTAATTTATGTATAACAGCTATAATGAACACTACTGCGTAGAGTCCAAATAGTATTGCTGTTAAGCCTAATGCGCCTGTTATTAACATCATAATTTCTGTCCTTAATACCCTTCTATAGTGTAAACAGTAGTGGTAGAGCGCATATTTAGCATGGCTTTTACTACAGACAAAGTTTTCTTAAATCCTGCATGTTTATATATGACCTTTACGCTTTTTATGCTTAGACCGCTTACTATGTGGCCAACTTCACCGTCATAGGTAGTTGTTAAGTAATAGCTGTCGTCCCAGCTTTTGTATAAATGCATAATTTCTATCCTTTAGATTCTTTTACTATGTTAGTGAGCTGCTCTATAAGCTCCTCTGTTTGCTTAATGCTTAACCTTATGCCGTACTTAGTGTTAGTACATAAAGTGGTACCTAATGAGTTCCTGCGAGGTTCTACTACTAGGTTAATACCACAGTTAGTACATTCTTCATTGTATGTGAGCATATGTTCTTTGGTTGTCATACTGTTCTCCGGTATTTAAGCAATATTAATTTTATCTGATACTTTAGCTTTACTTACTGAGTCAACCCTATGAGTAGCACTTGGGCAATAAGCTAATTTATAGTTAGTTACCCAACGGTTTAAGTCATCATCAGTATTGTATTTAACTATCTCTGTTTGCGTTAAGCCTAAAATAGTAGTGAATTCTACTGTACATAATTGAGTGTTATGTTTATGCGTTCTGCAGGACTTGTTACCAAGAGGTCCTGTATGGTTTAGGTTAACCATTATTTATCCTTGTTGTGTGTGAAGGTGTGTACTTGAATTGGAGGTAGTGCTAAATTGGGGTGGAATTGAAAGAATCGTAAATAATAGCGATAATCCCTACTTTTTCGTCAATTTGACCACCTCACATTAGGGACTATTTTTTCATCTTTAACATCGTTAACACTTCTTGATGAGATGATATTTCCTTGCCTTCTATCTTTATTTTGAAGTCAGTAACTAATTGAGTACGCTCTTCAGCAGCATCCATCAATACTTCTTCACACATTACTTCAGCTTTAGTTCTGCCAGCCATACTCAACGCATTGAGCACACTGGAAAACTTCCACACCAGTACTACACCTATTATTAATATTAATAGTTCCATCATTTACCTCTTATTTAGTTTAAATTAATAGTTAACACTACACTTATTCTTGTAGCTCCTATCACAAGACTCCGAGAGAGGAAAAAGGCTATCCCTTAGAAAGTATCACAAAGACTATCCACAAGGAGTGTTATGTCTTGACCTTTGTGTAATGTCTGTGTGTGTTGTCTTGAACTGAGTGTGATGTCATTATTTTTTGAACTTGGTAGAGGGGAGAAAAAAAAAAAGAGCAGCCTAAGCCACTCTTGATTAATTTACCAAACCTGTTACTTAGTATGTAAGTACTCAAGTTCATACCATAACTCATGTTCTCTACAGTACACAATAGCACCACTAAGACCATAATCATCAACCAATACATCTGCAAACACTTCAACAGCACTCATAATAATACTCCAAATAGTTTAGTGTCATCTCGGACGTTAATTATTATCTGCCTAAGATTAGTTTCTTAAGTAGTTTAGCGGCTTCTACTGCCTCGTAACCGTTTGCTTCAATACCATATGCTGATAGTAATTCTTGGTCAGCTTCCATATTTGCTTGCATTGCCTGAGCAACACCTAAGCTAGCCATTAATCGAGTAGCAGTAGCAGCTTCCGCCACAGTACCCGATAATTCTCCAACAGCTGTAGTGGTGTTATTCCACATAAAGCCTAATCCAGAACTCTTTTCTTTCTTCTTTGGTTGACTCATAAGCTTCAACATTTGCTGCTGTAAGTGAGTTAGTTCTTCTACAACCGGTTGTTCTACTTCAACTTTCTTTGCTACAGCCATAATTGACTCCTAATTTGTTTAATATAATTAACGTTAATTGAATTCACAATAGGCACTTGCACTACCTATTAAGTATTCAACTGTTAGCTAGAACTCTTCAGTAATAGCATCAAGACTTTTGGCAGTAGCGAATTCCTCCACATACTTCTCAGCCTTTATATACACTTCTTCACCGCTCTTACGTCTAAAGCCAGTAAGCTTATCTTCGACATAATCAGCACTGTGTGTACCAACCAACCCTAGACCAAAGTTACCTACTCGTACCTGTGAGTATCCATTCTGATTAACACCAGCATCGGTAACCTTTAGTACAAACTCACCACGTAACACACCATTAGGCGTATGGTACATCTTGATAGGCTCAGACTTCTCACCTTTAAGATTGATAGCTTGTACTAGAATTACAGTTGTATTAGCAGCCATAACGTTTACTCCATTAATATAGGTAAGCACGAGTGTACTTATACCACTCATAAGACTACCAGCAGGCAGCACGCTCTCACGTCAGAGGGGTAGAATAGCCTTGAGTATAGGACTGCTATATGAGTAAGTAATAAAGATGGTTATGTGTTTAAAGTGGGGGGGTACTCCATCTTGTTATAGAACTTTAGGTGAGTAATACCCTTATAATAAATTTATACAATATTTACATACTTTTGGTTTTACAGTACTCACCACAGGAAGCCTCACCCTCTAGGGTCACCCTATGGTAAATTCATCTACTGAAGGTCAAGAACAGCCCACATTACTAAAAAAATTTTAGTATTTTTAGCTTATACAAATTGGTTGCTTTTTAGGCTATATTGCGGAATTCGTTTATCTACGGTGTAAGGAGGTGCAAGCTAATGCTGCGGTAGTTTATTAGAATCTTATGGCTAGAGCTTACGGCAAGATTCTAATCGGTAGATATAGGACTGTAAGGGCAAGCTTATACCCCGTAGTTAAATGGCTTTCGCAATCTTTCCTCAACTGTTTGGGGGTAGTATGTTGCTGTATGTTTTTTGTACGGAATTATAACTTACAAGTAACTACATAGTGTAGGTTATAAATGAGGGTGAAATAGTATGTTATAAATTTATAACTGTTATAAAAATATAAGCCTTTTTATTTACAATATGTGTGGTTTGTTATACACTGGTTCTAGTTTGTAAACAGTTGTGGAAAGTTATAGCATGAAAGATATAAAGTTTAGAGGTTGGAACGGAAAGAGTATGGTCCATAACCTAATTGTTAGTTATGATGGCAGTTCTGCTATGTGGTTGGATGCTTGTATTGAAGATAATGGTGCTGATGATTGGGCGTTTAGTGGGCTTATGCAATTTGTGGGTTTGGTTGATAAAGATGGCACTAATATTTATGCAGGTGATGTTCTTAAGTTGCCTGGTTATTTTGGCACTGTTACGTCTAACCGTTCCTGTTTTGGTATTACCGATATTGGAAGTCAGTCTTTCACCCCATTTTTTGAGCTGGTTGGTAATGAGTTGGAAGTTGTTGGTAATATTTATGAGAACCCTGGCATGATGTTACGTAGACGTAAAGATGATGTTTAATTTTAAATTTAATTAGAAGGTAAGAGAGAATGAGTATGATTAGATATTATGAAGATAAGATGAACCATTCGCATAAACAGTGGATGAAGGCAGTTGAAGATGATAAACCGATTGCGGCTAAGATACATCAGGAAGATTATCTTAATTATAAATCGATGTATGATTCCAGAGCTAAGGCTACGGGTCAGGAGGTAGAATCGATATGAGCAGTTCAATGATGCGGATAGATAGTGAGGTGGTAGATGATATAAAATTTCTTAAAGCAGTTAGAGGTAATGGTGGTTCACACCAGGAATTGATTAAGACAATGATTAGGGAGGAATTGAGTAAGACGCATGTAGATACAGTAGATGGTTATGTTGGTGTAGGTGCTGTTATTAAGGTTCCGACAGGAGAGGTTTTAGTTATAGAGAATGTAGCTAAAGATAGGATAAGTTTTACCGATGGTAGTTGCCTTATAAATGGAGGTTTGATTAGTCATAATATACGTTTACTGTCTGAAGACATACAAAATTACGCGGGTGGCCTGATTCATGGGTAGTATTTTAGAACTGTGTTTTGAAGATGCGCTTGACCTTACAGTAGATTCACTAGCGACACTGACAATGACATATACTGCTGAAGGATTAGAAGAACTTAAGAATGATATTTCTACTAATGGCCAGTTAGTACCGATTATTTTAAGAAATAGCCAAATTATTGACGGGAGGCACCGATACCTTGCATGTATAGATTTAGGGATTGGTGTTACTTATAGGGAAGTTGGAAATATTAGTGATGAGGAAGCACTAGCCATTATAACCAGTAATGCCATCAATAAAGTTACAGATGTTGATGCAGCCAAAACAGAAGCCTACCTTATATGTAAAGCACGGGGTGTTACTAAGTCAGATATGCCAAAGCACTTCAGTAGATTAAATTCTAACTATGTTAGTAAGATTAGTTTCATTGAAAAAGAAAATCCTGAGTACCTTCAAGTTCTACTTCACCAAAATAAAGTCAGACTATATAACGCTGAATTTGAAAAGGTAGAGGACTACGGAACTATTAATGGTTTATGGAGAACTTTAAAAGCTAACCGTAAGTACGCTAAACAAGTAGTTGAAGTGCAACCTGAACCGGTCAGTTCTGGAAATTACACCACCAATCTTGAAGAATACTTTAATAATGCAGCGGCAGAGAGTGAATATTGGGAGCTATTTAAAATGGCCAAAGACACTGGTTCAAACCTACACCCGGATACGCCGTTAGGTAAAAAAGTAGCGGCTCTTGTTAAGTCTAAGTATTTACAGACATAATTCTTGTGGTATAGTTTGGTTTTATTCCTAAAGTTAACTACTCATGACCTATAAAGCCGAACTCACCTATAAAGAGATAAAAGAATTACTGCAAGAAGAGTTAGATAACTTAGAAGAAAATGATTATGAGGAGTTATCCTTTGAAGATGACTAGAGGTATTGTTTACGTGTTACTTTTTGAACTAGAAGGTAAGACATTAATAAAAATAGGTGTCACTACAAGGTCCATAGAGGAAAGAGTAGCTGAGATATTAGTGAGTATATTTCAAAGGTACAGAGTATTCCCGCTATGTAACCCACGTAGATTTACAACCACTACCAATATCTACGGTAAAGAGAAAAAACTTCATGAACTATTCAAAGCACATAACCACAGACCAGATAAAAAGTTTAGTGGTTACACAGAGTTCTTTGATGTCCCAGTAGATTTAGTCACAGAGGCTTACGATAAGTTAGTCAAACCGGCTAAGCCTAGAAAAGCTAGAAAACCTAAAAAGAAATCAGGTACGTTCTTCGTAGTTAACAAGAAGTTGTAGCATTCTTGCCCATAATCATGTTTTTTGGTAAACTTAGGAAAATTTAAGTACACACATTTACACATGATGGAGTTACTATGAGTGGCATGACTACTTTAGAAGACATGAAAAGGCTAATGCCTAATAAGAAAAATTCAATTACTCAGAAAGCGGTGGACATTATAAATAGGTCTGCTAGTGAGCCTGAATTTCAAGGAGAAACTTTAGCGCAGTCAGCCGCCCTTTATGAAAACGTTATTAAAGGTACAAGAGCATCAATTCCAGAATACCTAAATGCTATCCGGTTTTGTGCTTACGTAGTCAGTAATGAATCAAATTACACAGAAGCTTATAAGCGTGTATTTTATGACAGAGAATTCGTAATACTACGAGCTGAATTAGAGACTGACCATCCACAATACGCAGAACTTACTAGCGCTGCCTCTAGGTATAGACGCTCTAAGCTTGTAGTAGATATACTTACAGCAAGCCAAGTACCTCTCGATTTAATATTTGCAGGTCAACGCTATAAGGCCATGGGTGTATTGGCTGATGTTATGGAAAACGGTAGGTATGACAGAGATAGAGTTAGTGCTGCCAAAGAATTATTAGCTGCAACTAGTGGCCCAGAGCACATGAAGATTGAATTAGACGTAGGTATTAAAGAAGACTCTGCAGTCCAGCAACTTAATGACCAGCTTGCAGAAATAGTAACTAGGCAGATGGGTATGATGGAAAGTGGTACCGTAAGTCTAGAAACACTAGGCTCATTAAAAGTTATTGAACATGAAGATACTGTGGAGTAATACTGATGGAACTCAATCAAATAACATCAGCTATGAAGGGTTTACCTGAAAAGTACATACCTAGCGCTATAGCCTTGAAATTTATAGCTTTTATAAGAGCTACCGGTAATGAAGAACTTAGTTCTCCTGAAATACACTACAAAATGGCTGACAAACTATTTAGCTCTGCTAAAGCAGATAGAAATGTTTTAGAAGAGTGTTGTCGTGGTGTAGGTAAATCTACCATTGCTGAGTATGCTGTAATTTTTGCAGCAGCTCTAGGTGAATGGCCAGGGTTTGGTAAATGCCCATTTATTATATTTCTTGGTGCCAGTGCTGAAGGTAACGTTAAACAATTTTTTAAGAACGTTGCTAGTAAGATTTCAAACTCTACGTTTCTTGGCCAAGTACTAAAAGTTAAACGTGTAACAGATAAGGAAATGGAGCTAGTTAACTCTGATGGTGTGGAAATGTTTGTAGCCGGAAAAGGTATGAATGTTAACTGGCGTGGAGCAAGGTCACCATCTGGACACAGACCAAGCGTACTTTTAGCAGATGATATTCTTCATAATGACTCGGCTACTTCTGAAACAATTCGTAAAACTATTGAGACTAACTGGTTCGCTTCTGCATTACCTGCATTGAAAGCTAAACATAAAGTTATCTACATAGGCACGCCTATAAGTGAGGATGACTTACTTCATAAACTCAAGAACAGCGGTAGTTACAGTGTGGTGAGATTCCCTCTATGTGACAAATTCCCTGTACCTGAAGAAGAATATAATAGTGTATGGCCTGATAACTTTGATTTTGAATACGCTAGTGATATGTACAATCAGTTTAAATCTGCCGGTACTACTCAGTTATTTTATCAAGAGTATATGTTAGAGGTTACCGATTTGGCCACGTTGTTGGTTGATGAAAGTGACATTATGTGGTTTGACCCTTCTGTATTTATGAAGAACAGACATCAATATAACTACTATATCTCTACAGATTTCGCCACCAGTACCAAGAAGTCAGCAGATTACTCTACGATAGCTGTATGGGCCATCTCAAGTAATAATGATTGGCTCCTAGTAGATGGTCAATGTATTCGTCAAACTATGCAAGAAAACATAGATGATGTATTTAGGTACGCTAAGAAGTGGGACCCATTGAGTGTAGGTATAGAAAGCTCTGGACAGCAGGGAGGGTTTATATCAATCATGCGTGAGATGATGATTAAACGAAACATATGGTTCACATTCGCCAAGAAACCTGGAAGCAAAGAAGAGGGTATTCGTCCACTCAAAGATAAGGTGCACAGATTCGTTACCGGGGTACAGCCTAAGTTTAAGCAAGGTAAAGTATGGATACCAAGACCTGAATTGTTGGCTAGCTCTAATCCTAAACTATTCACCCTAGTTGAGGAACTGGTCCATGAACTCAGTAGATTTACGCTCGCAGGTGGAGTAGGTGCCTTACTTCATGATGATGCTATAGATTTACTTAATCAGCTATCAGAAATGGATGTGTATGCACCAGCTTCAACAGAAGAATTATCTATATCAGAAATAACTGAGGATGGTATTATTTGGGAGTCAGTATGGGGTGAAGATGATGATGATTATTACCAAGAAACTAACAGTAATGTATTTTAATTCGTTATGATATAATGCAGTTATATTTGGGTATATAACTGCTTATACCCCACCTGAAACTATACAAAACTATAACAATAGGAACTAGTCATGGTAATACAAGACGTAGTAAATTTAGCGAAATACAGTGAACTGTCTAGTGTTTCCATCAAAGATGACATCAATGTTATTGTCGCATTTCTTAACTTAGGAATGTTAGAACTTTACAAGCGCTTTCCTGTAAAAGTTGAAGAACACGTCGTAGAACTCTTAGACGCAGAACCTTACTATGATATGCCTGCTAACTTTATGTACGCTACTTGTGCATTTGGTGAAGTTCCTGAATTGTGTGACTCAGACTACTCACCTATTGGAATAAACAACGAAGATGATAAGTATAGTATATTTTTCAATGATTGGAATACTATACAAGTACCATTTCCTTCAACAGGTTCTTTTATAGCAATATTATATGTTACAAAACCTGCAGTAATTACAACAGTACAAGCAACAGATGGTACAACAACGCTGGATTTACCTGAAGTATTGATAGATGCTTTACTGCACTATATAGGGTATCGAGCACACTTAGGCATTAAGAGTGATTCTCAAGCAGAGAACAATGCCCACTGGGCCAGATTTGAACGAAGCTGTAAAAAGGCTATTGACTTAGGTGTAGCATTTCCAAGCGACTCAATGAGTATGTCTGGTCGTGTAACTGATAGAGGATTCGCTTAATGCGTAGAATAACATCACTCCAAAATACTGGCGTTGGTATAGACAGAGCTACAGACAGTAAATATGACACAATCAAAATTGTAGCTGATAATATAGATGCTATCGTGGCTGCGTCTGAAGGACTTGAAGTTACCTATAAATACTTAGGTGCAGCAGATACACCACCAGAATTACGACTTGACGGCTCAGCTCTACAAGATGGTGATTTCTTTTTCAACACTTCTGTTGGTTTTGAAGTTATCACGTACTATGACTTAGGCGATAACGCATGGTACGCCTTAGATACTAGTGAAGCTATTAACGCTGCGATTGCTGCTGCAGCCAGTGAAGCTGCTTCTGCTACGTCAGAGACTAATGCTGCTACAAGTGCATCAGAATCTTCTAGTAGTGCAGCTCTTGCTTTAATAAGTCAACTTGCTGCTGCACAGTCTGCTATTGATGCTGCTTCTTCTGAGAGTTCGGCTGAAGCCGATGCATTAACTGCTACAAATGCAGCTGCTGCTGCTATTACTAGTGAACAAGCCGCTAAAACATCAGAAACTAACGCAGATAGTAGCGAGACAGCTGCAAGGTTAAGTGAACTAGCAGCTGCGGCTTCTGAATCTTCAGCTGAAACTGATGCTTCTACGGCCACAACTAAAGCTGCTGAATCTGTAGTAAGTGCTGATGCTGCTGCAGCCAGTGCTGTAGTAGTAGGGTCATTTGAAGATGCTATTGTTGCTAACGCTTTAGCGGCAGAGACAGCTAAAACAGATGCAGAAACAGCAGCCACTAATGCGTCTAACTCAGAAACATTGTCAGCAAGCTCAGCTGCTGCCGCATTAGTAAGTGAAGGTTTAACCGATGCTGATGCTACACAAACAGCATTGGATAGAATAGCAGTTGCTGCTGACCTAGTTCAAACTGACCTAGACCAACAGGCCACATCTAGTGACGTTGTTATCACTAACGCTGACGTTGTTATCACTAACGCAGATGTTATATCAACAAACGCTGACGTAGTTCTTACGCACGCAGATGTTATATTGGCCGAAGCGGATAAAGTTCAAACTGGACTTGATAGAATTGCTGTAGCTGCTGATTTAGTATTAACTGACTCTGACCAACAGTCTGCTGAATCAGATAGAATTCAAACCGGTCTGGATAGGACAGCTGTAGCAGCAGATTTAGTTCAAACAGATTTGGACCAACAATCAACTACTGCTGCAGTAGGCGTAACAAATGCCGATGTAGTTTTAACAAATGCAGACGTTGTGTTAACTCACGCTGATGTAATTCTTGCAGAGGCTGATAAAGTACAGACAGGTTTGGATAGAATTGCTGTTGCCGCAGATTTAGTACTTACAGACGCAGACCAACAATCAGCACAGGCTGACAGAATACAGACGGGCCTAGATAGAACCGCAGTAGCTGACGACCTGGTTCAGACTAACGCTGACCAAATACAGACTTCTTCAGATGCTGCAAGTACAGCCGCAGATAAGATTGCTGTTGAAAACTTATATGATACTTTTGATGACAGGTATCTTGGAACTAAAGCTAGTGACCCTACGTTAGATAACGATGGTGCTGCTTTACTTACAGGTGCTATTTACTTTAACAGTACGCTAAACCACACACGTTTCTATAATGGTGCTACTTGGGAAGACCCTCAAGCATCTGCTACAGCTGCTGCATTAACTGCAACAACTAAAGCAGGGGAAGCAGTTATAAGTGCTGATAGCGCATCTACTTCTGCCACTAATGCTGATACTAGTGAAGGTATAGCGTCTACTGCAGCTTCCACCGCAGTAACTAAAGCCGATGAAGCTTCAACGTCAGCTGCTGCTGCTTTAGTGTCAGAAAATAACGCTAAAACTTCAGAAACAAACGCTGCTACTAGTGCATCTAGTGCAGCTACAAGTGAAGCTAATGCTTTAACTTCTGAGACTAATGCCGCTACTAGTGAAAATAATGCTTCTAGTAGTGCAGGTGATTCTGCTACAAGTGCAACTCAAGCAGCTACTTCAGCAACTAACGCAGCTTTAAGTGAATCCAACGCTTCTAGCAGTGAGACTAATGCAGCTACAAGTGAAGCTAACGCAGCCGCTTCAGAAACAGCAGCTTCAGTGTCTGAGGGTAACTCAGCATTTAGTGCCACAAGTTCAGCAGCTAGTGCTACTAGTTCGGCTAACAGTGCTACATCCTCAGCATCAAGTGCATCAGGTGCAGCAACAAGTGCAGCAAACTCTGCTGCTAGTGATACCTCAGCATCTAATAGTGCAGGCAATGCAGCTACCAGTGCTGCTAGCGCCTCTAATATACTAGACCAGTTTGAAGGTATCTACCTAGGTTCTAAAACTTCTGACCCTACATTAGATAATGATGGCGGTACCTTAGTTGCTGGGACTCTATATTTTAATACCACTACAGACACCATGAAGGTGTATGAAGGTTCAGTATGGATAGCAGCTTATGCCTCCCTTTCAGGTGCTTTAATACAGACTAGTAACTTGTCTGACTTAACTAGTGTTAGTGCTGCTAGAACAAACTTGAATGTAGATGTGGCAGGCACAGATAATTCGAATAATAATGCAGTAAACAGTCTATATTCAGGAATTGTATCTAATGTTGATACGGACATATCACTAACTCATGGCTCATCTACTGTCTCAGTTAATAGCTCAGATGGTTCGGATGGCGTACTTAATGCAGCTACAACTTCATTAGCAGGTGCAATGACAAGCGCAGATAAGAGTAAGTTAGATAACTTAGAAGCTTTAGTTACGTCTAATGACGGTACTCTTGATACATTACAAGAAATAGTAAATTTTATTAAGCTTAATAAGACTACACTTGATGCATTAGGTATCTCTGGTATTGCGGGTTTACAAACTGCACTTGATGGTAAAGTAGACGATGGGCAGGTATTGACTAATGTACCTGTAGGTGCATTGTTTACTGATACAGTTTACGATGATTCCACCACATTAAAAGATGGAGATGTCGGTACAACAGTATTAAGCCCAACTGGAGATGGTTCTCAGTTAACTGGGATTGATGCTTTACCTACTCAAACGAGTCATGCTGGTAAGTTCTTATCAACTAGCGGAAGTGTTGCCTCTTGGGAAAATTTAGGTATAGACATAGTTAAAGACGAGTTTATAGCTAGCGCAGGACAAACTGAATTTACCGTAACGTACGATGTTAATTCGATTGACGTTCTTCGTAATGGTGTAGAGTTAGCAAGTTCTGACTTTGTGGCGACTAACGGTACATCAGTAGTATTAAATGACGCAGCCAATGTAGACGATTTTATAGTAATTAAGAAGTATGACTTTGTTATAACTGTTAACGCTCCACGATTTTTCTACCCATTACCTACGGAAGCTACTGACCCTACGAACAGTTATTGTCCAGCTAGAAGTACCCTTGGATATATGTTTGTACCTAACGAGGGTATATACACAAGTGTACCTATTACGAATATGCAGTATATGTTTCAGATTGCGGATTTTAATCAAGACATAGGTTCTTGGGATGTAAGTTCTGTTACGAATATGGAGGCTATGTTTCAGGCTGCGGATTTTAATCAAGATATAAGTTCTTGGGATGTAAGTTCAGTTACGAATATGAAGTACATGTTTCATGGTACGTTTTTTAATCAAGACATAGGTTCATGGGACGTAAGTTCTGTTACGGATATGCAGTACATGTTCACTTTTGCGCCTTTTAATCAAGATATAAGTTCTTGGGATGTAAGTTCTGTTACTAATATGTCTGGTATGTTTCAGGCTACGTATTTTAATCAAGACATAGGTTCATGGGACGTAAGTTCAGTTACTAATATGCAGGACATGCTCTCTAGTACGTATTTTGACCAAGACATAGGTTCATGGGACGTAAGTTCAGTTACTAATATGCAGGCTATGTTTCGGTCTACGTTTTTTAACCAAGATATAAGTTCTTGGGACGTAAGTTCTGTTACGAATATGGAGGCTATGTTTAGTGAAACATATGAGTTTAACCAAGACATAAGTTCATGGGACGTAAGTTCTGTTACATCTTGTACTGGCTTCAATGAATCCGCAGTACTAACTTGTGCTAACACTCCAGCACTCCCGACTAGCTGTACGGGATGTTAATCATGAAGGATAATAAAATGACAAGCGAAGATATATTTAATAGGTTAAAAGGGGTGTCAAAACTTTCATTATTGCCTACCCATATAACTGAACAACTAATAGCCGAGAGAAAGGCTATTCATAAAGAATATATAAGTGATATACCTCTTATGAAAAGTAAGACTCAAGAGGTTAATGATAAATATCTGGATATGGCAGTTGAGCTCACTGAAGCTTATATGGAAGTTGACGGTAAGGTGATTACTGCATCAGAATCTGCTAAACAATATCTGAACGATACTGACTGGTATGAAATTAGATTATTATCTAGAGGTATAGCTATACCAGAAGAAACTATAGCACTAAGGAATGAAGCTATAGCGTTACTGAATAGAGGAGAAGTGGTATGAGTAAAATAACAGAAAACCTTACTGATATAGCAAGTATAAGCGATATTGAGACACAAATGACCGGCGCTACGTCTGCGATAGTTGCTAACACCGCAAAAGTTAGTAACGTGAGTCATCCATTGGTTCAGACTGCTGTACCTGTAGGAGCCGTATTTACTGATACTAATACATGGCGACCTGCTTACAATCACCCTACATACGCAGGGGATGACTTTAGTGTAGACACAGGTGCGTTAACAGGCGCTACAGTTGTAAGTGATATTGATATTAATGTTACTACAGATGGTATAGGTCACGTTACAGACGCTAACGGTGTTATATCTACACGTACATTGACACTAGCAAACTTAGGTTATACTGGTGCAACTAACGCTAACAACTACACATACACCCATCCAACATTTGCTGGCGATGATATTAACTTAGATACTGGTCCTTTATCAGGAGCAACAGTAATTAGTGATTTAGATTTTAACGTCACTACTGATACTAATGGTCATGTTACGGATGCCAATGCTACTGTAGCTACTCGTAATTTAACAGCGGCAAATATAGGTGCGGCAGCATCAAGCCACACTCATGCATATTTGCCAAATACGCATGATATGACACTAACGTTGTCAGGTGATGCTACTGGTTCTGCCACGTTTACTAATATGGGAGATGCTACTTTAGATGTAACGGTTGTCAATGGCGGCGGTGTACCTGACTTTAATAATGTATCTTTTACAGGCTCTATAACTGAAGAAGTTTATAACCTAACAGGGACGGTATTAGAGCCAACAAATGGTACGATACAAACTAAAGTACTAAGTGGCGCTACAACATTTACGCAGTCTATAGGCGTAGGTGAGTACATAATCTTACACTTATCAAACGGAGGGACTTATCCAGTTACTTGGCCTTCCATCAGTTGGGTAACAGGTGTAGCCCCTACATTAGTATCTTCTTCTTATACGTCTGACGTTATAGTGCTATATAAGGTGTCTTCACCGTCTGCCCAATACATTGTTGGTGCTTACATAGGGGAGGCAGTCTAATGTTGTTATATAAAACACTATTAGCAGCATCCGCAGACAGTGTGGCTAGTGACGACCTTATTCTAGTATTTGATACCTCATTAGGTGATGGTTCAAATGACATAGCAGTAGCTCTTGGTGATGGCACCTCAGTCACCTCAGTAGATGTGACAATCAATTGGGGAGATGGCTCTAGTCATGCAGTTACTACAAATCTGGCAAGCCACAACTACTCGGTGCGTGGAATATACACAGTAAGAATTTCAGGTGCATTGGAGGCTTTTGGGAGTGTGTTTACTCCACCTCATAATGCCAAACTGACTAGGTGTACCAGCTTTGGGAACTTAGGAATTACTTCTTTACATCGCTGCTTTTGGGATTGTAGTAGTTTAACTGTAGTACCTGATGAACTCCCTAGCACTGTTACTGATGTGTCTTATATGTTCTTCAAGGCCCATATCTTCAACCAAGATATAGGTAATTGGGATATAAGTAATGTTACTAGTACCCGAAGTATGTTTAACGAAGCCTATAACTTTAATCAAGACATCAGTTCTTGGGACGTAAGTAATGTTACTAATATGCGAGCCATGTTCTTCTATGCCTATAGCTTCAATCAAGATATAAATAATTGGGATGTAAGTAATGTTAATGATATGACGTATATGTTCTACAGGGCCACTACTTTCAACCAAGACTTATCAGGTTGGTGTGTCCCTACAATGCTTACCGAACCTACAGGTTTTAAAACTGATGGTGCACTAACCGTATCTAATACCCCAGTGTGGGGAACCTGTCCCGTACAACCTTTTACTTTAGAGTTCGATACAACATTAGGTGATGGGACAACTGAGGTGGGTATTCCACTATCCTCAGATGTGGATGTTTTAGTAGATTGGGGTGATGGCACTAGCGACACCTATACTACCACTGGCTACAAACTCCACTCTTACGCTACTGGCGGTGTGTATCAGGTTATTATTACAGGTAGTCTGGATGGGTACGGGCATGGGAATGGCGAAGTCTACACACATAATAATAAGATTAGAAAGTGTTTAAGTTTTGGTGATTTAGGCATCACTAACCTGAGCAATGCTTTCTACTCCGCGACAAACTTAGTGCAAGTACCTTTAGTTTTGCCTGCTAATGTATCTTACCTAGCCGGAACCTTTGCATACGCCAGTGTATTCAATCAAGATATTGGCAGCTGGGACGTTAGTTCAGTTACTACTATGAGGTTTATGTTCGGTGTTGCTACTCAGTTCAATCAAGATATTAGTTCTTGGGATGTAAGTAATGTTAATACTATGGACTACATGTTCCAAGAAGCTACCAACTTCAATCAAGATTTATCAGGTTGGTGCGTTAACCTAATCGGAGGGGCCAACTATTTCAGTCACAATAGCGCACTAATAACAGCCAATACCCCAGTATGGGGAACTTGCCCAGGAGGTACATCACTAGGGCTAACAGACCCATTACTGACAATATCAGGTGAAGTGAACGCATGGACTACACATAACATAGATATCTCCGCTTATGCAGGTAAGACAGTTAGGGTAGTATTTGAGTATATTGGAGGCTCTAGCTATACGGGTGATATGCAGTTGGATACTATTAATGTAGATGGCACTCTTTCTACCTTTGGAGGTTCGACCCACAGTATGGAAGTAAGTACGGCACAGGAAGATACATATCCGAGTGTTGCGTGGTCTGGGCTGGTAGCCGGTACAACCATCGGTAGTTGGAATAGAGACACGGGTGGTACACCTAGCAGCGGTACTGGTAGGGTTGATGCAGATGGGGTCGATGATAGTTGGTATGTGTATGCTGAGACTAGTGGTAACGGTTCAGGGTTTCCAAGTAAAAAGTTTTGGTTACGTACACCAAGCAAAACACTAAGCTCATCACCAACACTTAGCTTTGCAGAAGCAAGGTTAGGAGCAACCATTGGTACGCTGAATGTGTACCTCGACATAATAAGTTAAAGGGGATAAATATGTATATCAAACTAATAGACGGTAAGCCTACTCAATACAGCCTTACTCAATTAAGACAAGAACATCCTAATGTTAGCTTTCCTAAAAAAATGGACAGTGAGACATTACTAGGTTACGGAGTGTATGTAGTTACGGTACTAGATACGCCAGAGTATGATAAAAACACACACTACCCTAAGGATTCGGGCTATACCTTAGTAGATGGGGAGTGGACTACTGGTTACGTAATAGCTAAATTACCTACTGAACACGTATCAGAGAATGTCCGTAAACAGCGTACTGAGCTGTTAACTAACACAGACTGGATGGCGTTGTCTGATGTCACCCTTACACCAGAGGTTGCGGCATACCGAGAAGCGTTGAGGGATGTAACAGCACAAGAAGGTTTTCCTTACTCAGTAAGTTGGCCACAGTTGTGAGATTGACTCAGACGAAGTTAGCTGCATGTAACAACAAGAAATAGGAGAATATTATGGGTTGGTTTAGCAGTAATAAAGTAGTAGATGATATAATGGATAAAGACAAGGGTCTACTATCTCAGGTAGGTGGTTGGATTGGTAACATGAAACTTACACCAGAAGAAGTAATGGAAGCAAATGGTAAAACTGTTGTCAGTGTACAGAAGTTTGTAGAAAGTACGCTATCTGAGAACACAGAGCGTTCCAGGACACGTAGAGCTATTGCTGTCATGTGGATTAAATTACAAGCAGGTTTAATACTGTTTTGTTGTATAGCAGCACCATTTGATATGGAGTTAGCTACGTTCTACTTTGAGTTGGCTACAAGCACATTGATGATAACAGTAACTACCGCTATATCAATTTTTTTCTTTGGTTCATACGGTTTAACACAACTGAAAGGTAAGTAGATGCACAAATTTAAGTTAAGCTCAAATTCACTTAAACGTATAGAGGGTGTAGACCCTCTCCTAGTTACGCTAATAAAAAAAGCTATACTGGTTACACCGATAGACTTCGGTATCCCTAAAGACGGAGGTATAAGAACATCGGAACAGCAAGCAGGACTATTTGCTAAGGAAGTTAGTAAGTGTGATGGTGTAAAGATAAAAAGCAAACACCAGAGCGGTAAAGCATTCGACTTCTACGCTTACATAGATGGGCATACTAGTTGGGACCCAGTACATTTAGCAATTCTGTACGGAGTATTCAACACACTATCTAAAGAAATGGGTTTGGATTTAGTATGGGGAGGTACATTTGGAAGTACTATATTTCACGGGTGGGATGGAGGTCATATAGAGATTGCCTAACTTACTGATTTAGCTAGCTACGTCAAGGATAAAATAGTAGACTTACTAAACTTTATATATGCAGTACTGCGTTCATCAATTTTGGTGATAATAACAATATAGGTAAATAATGAACACTATCATAACCCTGCTTAAAGGCTTTGTAAGTCCTAAAACACTGATAATGCTAATAGCTCTGCTGTTTGTGTTCAGTGATGCTAACCCTTTTGTTGTAGAACTTATTACACTAAAGCTCCCACAAAATGGAAGGATAATAGCGTTTATTACACTGCTAGGTTTGATTGTTCTTTACGAACTAATACAGAGAGACAGGACTAGCTGCGATAATGGAACTACTGAAATCAAGGAGCACATAAATGTCCTTAAGAACGTAGTTGAAAAAGCTAACTTAATCAGCGATGTGAACTCCGCATTTACAGAGTTCCAGGCTAACGATAGAGAGTACATCACAGGTGAATACTATATAAAAGAAATTATGACATTATCTGATACACGGCAAAGACTCGGTGTTAACTCATACACCCAAAATAAGCTAGATTTCCTAACATCCAAAATAAAGCACAGCAGTAAGGCTTAGTTCCTACAAACATGCTAACGTAGCTGCTGTAAGGCAGCTTATTAGGTATTAAATTGACAGTAAGTAAGGTGGTTGATACAATTCCGCACTAATACTGCTGTACCGTTATCAAGGGAAAATATGAAAGTTAAAAAAGCCGAATTGTTAAACGCTCTTAAAGCAGACATGAAATCGGCAGAAACCCTAAAAAATTCTCAAGATGCACTTATTGGTAGGTGGAAAGCTGAGTACGACGGTGCACCTTATGGCAATGAGCGTAAGGGTAAATCGGCTATTGTCTCAAGAGACATTAAAAAACAATCAGAATGGCAGCATGCTACTATTGTTGACCCTTTCGTTAGTACATCAGATATTATCAAATGTACCCCTATTACTTGGGAAGATGAAGCTGCAGCTAAGCAGAATGAACTTCTTCTTAATACCCAATTTACTCGTAAATTCGATAGGTTTAATTTCATATCCAAATCAGTAAAAGTATTAGACCGTGAAGGTACATTAGTTGTACAGACTGGTTGGGACACTGAAGAGAAAGAAGTACAGTCAGTAGTTGATAAAGTAGTTATAGATGAGCTAGGTAATGAAATAGTAATCCAAGAAGAAATTACTGAAATGGTTGTAACTAAAAACCAACCAACTGCTAAAGTATGTCGTAATGAAGATATCTACGTTGACCCAACATGCCAAGATAATTTAGATAACGCTGAGTTCATTATTCATCGTTACGAAACTAACCTATCCAGTCTCCGTGCAGACGGAAGGTACAAAAATTTAGATAAAGTAGCAGGCCAAAGTTCTGAAGACATGGACTATGACTCAGAAGATGACACAGACTTCAGGTTTACAGATGAACCTAGAAAAAAATTAGTTATCTATGAGTATTGGGGTAACTACGATATGAATGGTGACGGTATAGCAGAACCTATCGTATGTGCATGGATTAACGATATTATTGTTAGACTTAGTTCAAGCCCATATCCAGACGGTAAGCCTCCGTTCATTATAGTTCCATTTAATAGTATTCCTTTCAAGATACACGGTGAAGCTACTGCCGAACTTATTGGTGATAATCAGAAAGTTAAGACAGCAGTTATTCGTGGAATCATTGATAACATGGCCCAATCTAATAACGGCCAAGTTGCTACACGTAAAGGTGCATTAGACCCTGTTAACCGTAAGAAATTCTTAGGTGGTCAGAACTTCGAGTTCAATGGCACTTTAAATGACTTCTGGCAAGGTGCTTACAACCAAATACCTGGCTCAGCTTTCGACATGATTGGCCTCATGAATAATGAGATTGAATCTATTACTGGTACTAAATCTTTTAGTGGTGGAATCAATGGTGGTAGTTTAGGTAATACAGCTACTGGCGCTCGTGGAGCAATGGATGCCACAGCAGTTAGACGAATGAACTTAGTTCGTAACGTAGCTGAAAACTTAATCAAACCTTTAATACGTAAATGGATGTCGTATAACTCCGAATTCTTAGAAGACGAAGAAGTTGTACGTGTTACTAATGATGAATTCGTTCCTGTACGTCGTGATGACCTAGATGGTCGAGTAGATATTGATGTAACAATAGCTACTGCAGAGGATAACGCTGCTAAGTCCCAAGAGCTTTCATTCTTACTTCAAACAGTTGGTCCTAATGAAGACCCAGCAGTTAGACGTGAAATAATGGCTGATATAATGGACTTAATGCGTATGCCTGAACAAGCTAAACGTATTAGAGAATACCAACCACAAGTAGACCCAGCTGAAGAACAAATGAAGAAACTTCAAATGGAAAACTTGATGCTTGAAAACGAAAGTCTTAAAGCCTTAGTTAAAGATAGAAATGCTAGAGCTGGTGAAAACTTGATTGATGCTGACCTTAAGAGAGCTAAAGCAGCAGTTGAAAATGCTAAAGTTAGGCGTATGAATAGCGATGCTGACATGGCTGACTTAAACTTTGTTAAAGAAGATGAAGGTTTCTCTCACTTAGAGTCTGTAGAACTTGCTGATATAAAACACAGACAGCAAATGGAACTCGCTGAAGCTAACCATAAAGCTAACTTAATGCAAATGTTCGCTCAGTATAAAGCTGGCGATACTAATATAGGAGTTCTATCGTGAGTTACATAGACAAAGCTAGACAAAATAAAATAGACAGAGAAGAACTTGCTGCTTATCGTGCTAAATCAAAAAACGATGAGTTGCGTGCAGTAGCCACAGAGTCTGAAAGCATTGGAGCTAATAACGCTTATGCCGACGTAGTTAGACAACTAGATATGGCAGTACTTGATGACTATAGCCCAATATCGGAAGGCTCTCTAGCAGATGTACAAATGCAGGATAACATAAATCAGGGTATTAACTACCGAGAACCAAAAGGCCCTAGTCTCATTGACGACATAAGCAGCCAACTTGGTAGAGCTTCGGATAGTGTATCTGATTGGTTTACAAAGGCTATAGGTACTGAAGATAGAGAGCCTGTTAACAACTTAGCAAAAGAGCAAGAGTTTATACAATCACAATTCAACTCTAAACAAGAAGGCGAAGCAGAGCTTGACGCAGGCAATAAAGCTGCAGCTGTTGAAGACCTTAATAACTATTTAGATACCCAATACTAATTTATATCAGGAGTACATTATGGAAGGTTTAGCATCAAGTATGGCACAAACACAGCAGCAAGCACCAACAGCAGCTCAAGGAGGAATGCCATCAATAGAAGAAATCGTTGCCTTACTTATGGAAGGTATTCCTCCAGAAGAATTAGAGAAGATGGGTGTTCCGCCTGAAATGATTATGGAAGCTATCGCTATTCTTGAACAGCAAATGGCAGCACAACAACAAGCTCCTGCACAACCCCAACAAGGCCAAGGCGGTCTTGCACAACAAATGGTTGGCCAGTAGTTATGGCTGATGGTTTAGCACATCACTACGCAGGTGGTGAAGGGCAGAGTACTACTCACTACTACGGTGGCACAGTAGATAAACCTAAAACTAAGAAGAAAAAGTGTAAAAAACCAGGCAATAAGGCGAAAAAATTGTAAATCGCTGTAAAGCATGTATATAATAAGCTCAGACGGTAACTACTGCATTTGCACGTTACTAAAAACTAACAGGATAAAGGATTCAAATAATGAATAACCTTGAAAATGAAAATGAACAACAAATTCTTACTGTGGAAAATGAATACTGGGTAAAAATGTGGGAAGATTTAGAAGCTCTTAAAAAAGACCCACGATTCCAAAGAGTAATTTTAGAAGGTTACTTTAAAGATAAAGCTATAAACGGAGTTAGTCTACTAGCACAAGATGCTGTAGTGTCTGGTGGTCATAGAAGTGCTGTGATGGAAAGTTTAATTGCTATCTCACAACTTGAAGACCATTTCATCACTATCGAAAATTTAGGTAATATACCACCTGAACCAGATGAAGATGAAGAGTAAGGAGCACTCAGATGGATGATAATGAATTATGGGATATGTCTGACGAAGACCTAGAAGCTGCTTATAAAGAAGCTGTTGCTAGTGCAAAGTCACCCGATACCGACATTGAAGAAGCAGAACCAGCTGCTGAAACAGAAGAATTTGCAGAATCAGAAAGTCCTGAAGAAGACGCTGATGAAACAGTAGAACTAGATAATGAATTAGAAGAAGATGGTGCAGAACAAACCGAAAGTGAAATTGAGGCCTCTGACCATGATGCTAGCGAAGAAGATGAAACTGAAGAAGTAACTGAAGACGACACTGCTGAAACTGACGTAGATAATCCTGACGGGGATGCTAAATCAGAAGAAGAAGAAAGTTCTGAAGAGACTGATAAAGTTGAAGATGAACCGCAACCAGCACGTTCATATGCTTTCAAAGCAAATGGGAAAGATTATGAATTTTCGAGTGATGAGATAGTAGACCAGTTTCCTAAGATATTTGGGAAAGCTATGGATTACACCAAAAAGATGCAAGCCATCAAACCTTGGCGTAAAACCATAGATGCAATGGAAGACGCTAAACTTAATCACGCCGATGTCAGTCTTATGATTGACGTGCTGAAGGGTGACAAAGATGCTATTACTGAAGTATTAAAACGAACAGGTACTGATACCCTCGAATTAGATACGGAAGCAGATAGTGGCTATGAAGCTAAGGATTATGGTCGAGACGAAGGTGCTTTGGCTATTTCAGATATTGTTGACGAAATAAGCAAAGATACTGAGTACACGACAACTCATAATATTTTATCTAAGGAATGGGATGAGAAGTCATGGAATACCATGGCAGAAGACCCTAACATGATTAAGTTACTTCACGAAGACGTGAAAAGTGGGATGTATGGAACATTACAGCCTATCGCTGAAAAGCTAAAAGTCTTTGATGGTGGAACTAAAGCAGATTTAGACTATTATAAGTTGGCTGCTCAGCAACACTTTAGTAAAGAGGCTGATACAAAAGCATTTAAAGTTAAACAAGATGCTGCTAAGGCAACAAAGTTAGAGCAACAAACTATCCAGAGGAACTCCGAAGCTGAAGAAGCGGAAGAAACTAGAAAGTCTAATGCTAAAGCTGAGTCTAGTAAGCGTGTTGCAGCTCAAAAAGCTTCAGCCAAACGTAAAGCAGCAGCACCTACGAAAAGTGCCTCTGCTACCAGTGGTGTTACGGACTACCTTGACGAATCAGACGAAAGTTTTGATGCGTGGTATAAGAACCTACAGGACTCAATGTAAAAACTTTCGGGTAGTTTATAGCTGCCCTACTAAAACTAAATAGGAAAATGTTATGTCTAATACATATGGTAACGGTACTACTACCGCAACAGTTGACGGTACAATGCAAAATGGCGTTAACAAGGGCACTGCTCTTGGTAACACAGTAACTCATTTTTATGACCGTGCAGGTGTTAAAGCCGCTAACCGTGTAAACTTATATGGCCAGTTCGCTGACCGTAAGTCTATGCCTAAGAAAATGGGTAAGACTTTTAAAATCTCTAAGTTCTTACATTTATATGACCGTGCTTTAGATGATGCTGAGTTTAGCGACAAAGGTTTCTTAAGTGCTCGTTCTATTGACGCAATCACTACTGGCTTAGATGCTGCTGCTTCATTGGGTGAAGGTGCTACTAACGTAAACAAAGTTGTTTTGAAAAAAGTAACTATGGAAACAAGCTTAGCACGTTACGGCGAAATGATTGACTACACTGATGAAGTTGAACTTTTCTCTGAAGATTCAATGCAAGTACGCTATCGTGAAGAACTTGGTGAGCTAGCAAACTCTCGTCAAGAAGACTTGTTACAGCGTGATATGTTAGCTACTGGTAACGTAATGTTTGGTGGTTCTGCTACCTCTAACGTAACTGTAGATGGCAGTTCAACTGTAAACTACGATTTAATGCGTAAAGCAGTACGTAAACTAGTGCGTAACCGTGCTAAGAAAAACACCATGCTAGTATCTGGTGACGTGAAGATTGATACACGTACTATCGCTAAAGCGTACTACGCAATTATCGGTGCAAACGTTAAAGGTGATTTAGAAACAATCACTCGTGGTACTGGTTCTACTGAAGAGTTCAGCTACATTGCATCTCACAAATACGCTTCAGCAGATACATTAGCTGATGGCGAAGTTGGTGCTATGCATGAAGTACGCTTCATCGAATCAGAATCAGCAGTAGTTTACAACGGTGCTGGTGCACTTACATCTTCTGATGGTAACACTGCTAGCTTGTCTAATGATGGTACTAACTACGATGTTTTCCCTATCCTTTTCCCTACTGAAGGCTCTTTTGCTACAGTTGGTCTTAAAGGTCAAGGTAAAATTAAGTTTAACTCGAAGTCTCCTTCTAAAATCGATAGTGGCAACACTTACGGTACAAACGGTTTCTTCTCGTATAACTTCTTCTACGCAGGTATCATCTTGCAAGAAGATAAGTTACTTAAACTAATGGTATCTGCTTCAGCATAGTATTTACCGGGTAGTTTTATAGCCCTCTTCGGAGGGCTTTTTACGTAGTACCTTTACATTAAACACACAGTTTAATATAATTACTCATTAACAATTTAATCTAAAAACCCTCTTAGGAATTAGAACCATGTCAGATATAGAAGAACTAAAAAGCGAAGCAGCATCATTAGGTATTAAGCACAATGCACAGATAGGTGTAGATAAATTAAAAGTTAAGATTGATGAGCATTATGAAGCTCAAGAGACTTCAGGCCCTGCACTAGCAGCAATTATTAAAAAACAAGAAGCTACTGTAGTAGAAGTTAAAGTAGAACCAAAAAGCACAAATAAAGCATTAGATATACGTAAGCAACGTGAAGCAGCTGCACGTAAGACACGAATAATTTCAATCGTGGATAATGACCAAAGAGTAAACAACCACACATCTACATGTTTAGTTAACTGCTCTAACCAATTTTTTGACTTAGGTACCCGTGTACTTCCGTTAAATGAAAAAATTGAAGTAGCCCAAGGACATATTGACGTACTAAAAGAGGTTATGATTCCTCTACATATACGTAATACTAAAACTGGGTTAACAAGTACAAGACTACGTACACGTTATAATATCAACTTTGAAGATAGTAAATAACTGATATGTAAAACAGTATACAGAGGGCGTAAAAACCCTCTTAAATTTTATTTAAGGACTCTTTATGAGCTGCGATGTTACCAAGTTTACAATATCAAAGGGTTCTGATAACACCTTTACCTTCACAATAAAGCAAGATAACTCAACTCTTCCTTTAACTATAGAAGTTGGTGATACATTCTTTGCAGACTTAGTGTCTCTGGATGGTGATGTACCCTACGCACAAGTAACCAATCAAGCATTGGTAGTAGAAGATGCTCCTAACGGTAAAGTAAACCTAGTAATACCACTAGCTGATACAGCGAACCTTGTAGCTGATAAAGGCACTAAAGTAGACAGGTACTACTTAAGACCTGTGTACAAACTTATTCTAACATGCAGTACCGTAAATAACGGAGACTTCATAGCTAAGGTGCCAGAAGTTTATGTCGATTAAAACTACACCAACTACTGAAATAATATTAGATACTACTGAGATAGTTACAGACGTAGCTACTGAAATATCTGCTGATACAAGCAACCATACAGTAGATACCTTACCCCCCAAAGAAATTACTGCAGTAAAGAAAGAGTACTCTATAGTAGGAGATTCTTTCTATATTAATATAGCTTCAGGTGACGCACCTACATGGCTTACTGACCTAATTGAAAGTACCGTTGAAGCATCAGTAGACGCAGGACTAGTAGATTACGATACTTTAGTACAGGACGTAAGAAACGCTATAGCCTCTATTGACGTAGCTGCTAATACATATGTTGAAGAACTGCAGTTTAACGCTTTTCTAGGTGTTCATATAGGTCAGCATTTAGCTACTTTAAACACAACTGTTGGCCAGCATACTGCACAGATAGTTGATTTAGATGTTGTTGTAGCAGGTAATGACTTAGCTATGGCTACTAGAGTTACAGACTTAAATGCAACGCTATCTGCTGATATATCTTCACAGATAACTACAGTTAATAGCACAGTAGCTGCTTTAGATAGCTCTACTGCTATAAGTTTAAATGCTTTAACAACTGCGTTTGAAGACCAAGAAAGTAATTTGTCAGGTGTGGCTAGTGCAGTTACTGGGTTACATACTCAAGTAGGGTTAATTGACGGCACAGGAACACCTGATGGTACAGGCATACTTTCACGACTTCTTGTTGTAGAAAAGCAGACTGATGGTGTTATAGAGACAGTGTCTGATGAGTATGATGTAATACTTAATCCACAAAATCCACTCACTGCAGAATTAATTACTGGAGCAGAGCCTTATGCAGGTTGGTGGAGTGATGACAACACAGCTGGAAATGAAGACGTAAGGTTAGCTCACATAGGTGATGTGTACATAAAATATAGTACTGCCAGTAACGGAACTAAAGAGTATATTGCAAGCTACAAATTTATTAAAACCGTAGTAGATTCTACAGGTCCGTACTACTCTACGGATGCTGAAGGATTTACGTGGTCAGTAATTATAGACCAAGCTGCACAAGATGCATACGAACAAGCACTTAATGCATATGACTTAGCCGATAATAAACGTAGAGTGTTCACAACTACTCCGTTTGCACCATACGATGTAGGTGATTTATGGTCAGAAGGTCCTACAGGCGAGTTAAATATTTGTGTAACACCAAAATTATTGGGTGAATCGTACTCTGCTCCAGACTGGGAGTTGGCTACCAAGTATACTGATGATGCACTAGTGGAAGGCTTCCTTATTGATGGTAATACGAAACTAGATTTAGATAAAGCATACGTAGGAACTACATCTTTCTCATCATATGTTGCAAGTGAAATAGATAAAGAAGTCGTAGTGTTTAGTGGTACAGATAAGACTGCTCAGACAGGTATGAAGACTAACGATATCTACATAGAAAGTACTACAGCTACTGGGAATAGTGGAGTTGCTACTGATGTTATCAATACATATAAGTACAACGGTACTGATTGGGTTCAGATAAATAGTAATGACAACATAACAGCATTAGCAGACTTATCTGATGGTAAGAGAACCATATACAGTGGTAATAGCCTTCCTGTTGAAGACATCACTAATCCTTTTAGGGACAATGACTTATTCTTTCCTTCAGCAACGTTCACTGATGTAATAGAGTACGTTGAAAATGAGATATATAGGTACAGTGGTTCTTCATGGGTTAAGGCAACAAGGTATGATGCAATAACAGATAACCTGTCTAACCAAGTAGATAGTAAAGTAGACACGTATTTCGGTGGTGCTACACCTCCTTTTAGTGACAGTACTTCTGTACCTAGTGATTTTAGATGTGGTGATTACTGGTACTGTGACGTTGATGGTGCTTACTCTCAAGGTAGAGTATATGAATACATAGAGTCACCTAACGCTGCACTGTTTGATTACACTTGGACAGTATCTTCGGATATCTCTAGAAACGCTTTCGATTTAGCTGATGGAAAAAGAACTATATATGGAAATGCTGCTAATAATGCTCCAAATGTAACTGATGAGAAAATTAAGCTTGATGACCTATGGATACCTTCAAGTACATCAGGGGCATACACAGTAGGCAAGATATACAAATGTACAGATACTGCTACTCCTACATGGATTGAAGTAGATTATACTAATGACGATATCGTTATTGGAATTCAGGATGGTTCAATACCACTAGATGCATCTACTATAACAATAGGGGCTACTGATACTACATTAGTAAGCTATATAGCTTCAGAAGCTGATAAGCGTATTCATGTGTACAGTGGAACAGTAGCACCAGCAGATGGTTTGCCTACAGGTGTTGAAGATAACGACATATACATCTGGAATACTACAGATATAAAATCCGTTAGTGGTAGTAACGTTACATATGATGTTGTATACACGTATAAGTATAATAGTGGTCTAGGTGCAGGACTCAAATGGGTTAGTATCACCACTAATAATAATATAACTGCGTTATCTGATGTAGCAGATGGTAAAAGAACTATATACGGAAATGTATCAAATGACGTACCAGCCGGTGAAGTTAATGATATATGGATACCTACTACCGGCTCAGATGACTTAACATATATTCCTAGTGAACTATACCAATATAACGGTGGGTGGTTTTTAGCTACCAAATACACTGATGACACCAGAGTTGTGTTGTTAGAGACAGGTCTTTCAGACGGCACAGTATCCATAGATTTAAGCACGGCTACGATAGATGGAACTACTCTTCTTACAGCTTACGTTGCTGATGAACTGGATGGAGTTGTTACTGTATTCAGTGGCAGTGACGTAGACGCAGAAACAGGAATGGAAACTAACGATTTATATGTTGAGACTACATTATCTACTGCCACTAATGGTGTCACTTATGATGTAGTCAAAGTGTATAAATATGGTGCCAGTAGTTGGACAGAACAGACAGGTTCTACAGGAAATATAGCTGCTTTAAGAGATTTGACTGACGGTAAACGTACAATATTCAACACTGCTGCTCCTACTGGTATGATAGAGCGTGACATGTGGATACCTAATGTAGCACCTACAGACACCACTAAGATTGTTGGTGAGGTTTACATTTACGTAGGTACTGTATGGGTTTTAGCTACGAAGTATACAGAGAATTTAGACGCTTTCGTAGGTGAGGTGAACCCTAAAGTTGCCACACTACAAAACCAGACAGACGGTAAACTAGAGTATTACTTTTTTGATGTTGTCCTATCTTTAGAAGCCGCAGAGCTAGATAATATTAAAGCAACTTACCTTACTGCTGAGGTTGTTGAGGCAGCTAATGGTAATATAGCTTACAACAGGACTACCGATAATGGGTATTGGTACAGCAGCTCTACAGATAGTTGGTCAGTTATAGAACAGACAGATGTGCTTAAGTCTCTTAAGGTAGCTGAGACTGCACAAGGTGCTGCTGACGGTAAGATTTCTAGTTTCTATGCATGGTCTGGTGCTACTGCACCTGCTAATTATGATGTTGTTGTATCAGAAGCAGAATACGATACAGATGCTGATGGAAACTACCTAGATGTTGGAGGTGCTATAACTAACAGCCCTGCGCAGTACGTAGAGATAGTTGCTGAGGTTGTTGAAACAGTCGCAGCTGGTTTTGTTTCGTTCTGGTTTACTGGTGGTGTGCTTTATAGGAAGGTTACTGGTTGGGGTGACAAAGAACCTGTACCAGAAGTTTCCGGTAATGGTACTTTTATAGCTTTAGGCGACATTCTTAGTGTATTGGACCCACTAACTGGAGATACTACGGAGTATAGGTTTGATGGCAGTATATGGAATATTACTGGCGCAGCAGCTGTAGTTTCTAGAAGTAAGTGGTTTGTAGACTTAAATAATGCTGTTAACAACAAACATGGACACGTAGCTGCGTCTATTAATGACCTAGCTGTATCAAGTAGGACGTATGCTGATGCATCAAGCTTATCTGTTGAGAATAAGTTTGCTTACGACAGCACCGTAATTTTAGGCGGTTCGTACTACAAGTCGGGGTTTGGTCTTGATTCATCAGGTATTACCCAAGTTAATGATGGGCTAACAGAAGGTACTGCATTTGATAGTGAGTTCTGGGTCAGTGCTAAGACATTTTCAATAGTGAATCCTGAACACCCAACAGTAAAAGCGGTATTTAAAGTTACAGGCACAGGACTGTCTTCAAGTATAGTATTAAGAGAAGAAAATACAGAAGCTACTAAAACTACTCCGAAAGGTTTACACGACTACTACGCTGTCTATGACAGTGGGGACTTAGTCGCTTCTGAAGGTTCTAGTTATATATCACTACAAGATGTTCCTGCAGAAACCTCCATAGCAGACGGAGACTACTGGACTACACTTAGTGAAAAAGGTGTAGACGGTGGGTACACAGATTTCCTGTTTACACGTAAAGCTACAACTCCTGCAGACCCTGGTGGAGCTGATACTTGGTACACAGATGTAAGTAGTGTTTCAGCAGGTGCCGGAGATTTATGGTCAATCAAAGATGTGGTAGGTGAAGGTGGACAATCTTCAGTATACTCAGATAAAAGAATAATAGACTATCCGCTAATTCGTGAAATATTTATATACAGTGTACCAACTACTGGGGCTGCTCCTACACTACCTACCAGTACGTACAACTTAGCAACCAGTGTATTAACTGTCGGGTCTACAGGATGGGCTGTAGGTGTACCCAGCATTACTGCAGATAACCAAAAAGTTTATGCTTCAACAGCACTGGTTACAGGCAATTCTACACAAACCAGTGTATCCGTTTCTTGGTCTACAGCAATAGTATACTCACATCGAGTAGATGGTATATCTCCTGATGCGTTAACAGTTGTGGCCAGTAAAGTCGGAGATGCTACAACTTTAACGTTCAGTAATGGTGAAGTAGCCACTGTAGTTGATGGAGGTGTTGGAGATGCTTCTGGTATAACTATCATATATTCAGATGATGCTGCCGGAACTAATACGTCATTTACACAAGGCACTAAACGTTATGCTAACTACTATGAATGGACCGTATCGGCACCAGTTTCTATACCTTCTGGGCTAACTTACACACTGTTTGTAGGCGAGAACGGAGATAGTGCAGGTGTGCTTCCTATATACGCTGATAACACTGCTGGTCTTAACGCTACATTCACTTACATCTCTCAGGAGTATGTGAACTTCTATGATTGGTCCGTCACTGCTCCTACAACAGTACCTAGTGGTCTTACTTATGTAAAATTTGTAGGTGAAGACGGTACTGACGGTGTAAATGCCAATATTCTGAAAAAGGGGGCAGCAGAATTATCCAGTAATGCTTATGGCTTTTATAGCAGGCTAGTAGGTACGGTAGGCGTAGATTTGAGTGCGGGAGATGTACTCACGGTATCTGCTGATTTAAAAATAGACAGTGATGCTAAAACCGCTGAGGCGCAGTCGAGGTTATATATATATAATACTCCTTGGACTGCTTCTGGTAGTGTAGGGTCTGTAAGTCTTTCTTACGAAAGACTAAGCGCTACTATGACTGTCCCAGCAGATGCTGCAAGTGGTACTCCTATCTACGTTAATGTTTATCACTATCCAAGTAATATAACTACCGGTTTAGCATTTGCTAAAAATATTAAAGTAGAGCATGGCTCTGCTGCTACAGCTTATGTAAACGCAGCTGTTGATGGGGCAGAGGGTCCTAGAGGAACTGCGGTACTTAGTTATTCAGCTGACTTAAACTCTTTGTCTACAGCAGCTGCTGCAAGTGATTGTGGTACTTACTGGAATTCAGCAGCATCTTCTAACTATGATACAGAAATAGCAGGAGATACATTAGTAGTTACAAATACTGATACTGTTAATGGATGGACCCACATATACGAGTACACCGGCAGTAGTTGGTCTGCACAAGGGACTTTTACTGTAAATGGTAACCAAGTAGTTAAAGGAACTATTGCTTCTTCAGCTTTAGTATCAGATATAATAATAGGTAAAAATGCTACTTTTTCTGGCACACTAAATGTAAAAAGTGCTACTTCTGGTTCTAGATTGGTTATTGGTAGCGACAGTATAGAAGTTTGGGATGGTAATGTTTTAAGAGTTAAACTAGGGAATCTTGCGTAATGTATTACAATAAAGATTATTTTCACTATAAACACTTATCGGATTTAGTATCATGAGTTATGGTCTTAGTTTAAACACAGGAAGCTATGATGCTGAGGTAATAACTCCTGCCAGTTACATAAGCACCACTACAATAAACTGCCAATTTGTAGATAACGTAGATACTATTTACTACGTAGCCTATCCAGCAGGTTGGTCACGTACTAATGGGTTTTTACGCGTAGACGACGAGAGTAACCAGTATTTGTCAATGTATGCATTATCTTTTGATGACGGTAATAGTAGGATAAAAGTAACTACTCGTAATGGGTTTGCATGGGGTACTCAGACAGCTCCTACTGAATATGGTACTATAAAGTTTATATGGTTTTTTCGTGTAGTCCCTGCAGAAAGTGGTTATGGGCTATATATAAAAAATGGATTAGACCAGAGTATTATTAGTAGTAAGTATCCTGTTTATGTAGTGGTAGAGGAAGGTACTATGTACTATGATTCTTATCAAGCAGCAACCTCTTTTAATAGTCAGTGGTATCACTACAACTCATACCCACAGTTACGAGAGGATGACATTGTATCTATAAAGTTAAAACCTAGCGAAAGACTGGCTCGTTTGAGGTATGGTACAATCAAACACCCAAACTCTAAGCTTATTGCTTCAGCTAGTAGTGTGCAATATAGAGTATTCAGACGTGCAGATGCAGTAGCTGATATTTCTAGTGGTTATGGATTGAAGGTTTATTCAAGCTCAGGGCAACTAAATTATAGTAGTTATTTCCAGGTAGCACCTGCTAATGGTGTATTTTTTGATAGGGATGTAGCAATGACAACAAACACATTAGCTAGTGGTAAAGACTCTTGGTTGGTTATAGAGCCTACCTCCCAATCACCAGGCGGACCTTTGCCTATTAGAGACACATACGCTATATCCTCTTATTATGTAGGAAGGGATTCTGCTGGTGCTCACGTCTTTGCCTCTACTAATTTTGAGCTTAATCAGAATAGAGGTATAATAGTTGGTGATTTTTACGCCAGTATCAGTGTACCATACACTATATTTCAATAACTAGGAGCGTCATGTTAGTTGTAAAAAACAACGAAGGTAAAGTGAAAAGAGTTATAAGCTTTATGCAAGATGATAAAAGTGTCGGCAAAGTAGAAAAGGTACAGGACACAGAAACTCTACCTACTATACCTACTAATAGTAGTATAAGCCCTACCTCAGTTATGTTTTTAGGCTTAAAAGCAGGTACTTTTGGCGATTTCGAAATCTGTGTAAGTAATAATAGCTATGTACTAAAGGAAAAAGATAAGGTTTGGATGACCACCAATATTCGTGATATAGAAAATTTATCTTCTCAATTTATTGGTGTAAAAGGTGATGTGTGTGTGTCCGGCCTCGGTCTTGGTGTGGTAACTACTATACTAAACATAAGCAAAGACGTGACTAGTGTAACAGTGTATGAAATCAGTAAAGAGGTTATAGCCCTTTATCTCGATACAGAGTTACCAAAGAATAAGGTCACAATAGTTAATGACAGTATAGAAAACGCAACAAAGACGTATGACTACTTATGCTTAGACCACTACAATCTTAGTGACGATGTAGAAGTAGGCATGTTTTCACATTTAAGCCCTAATATACGATTTTACGGTGATGATTATGTACCTGCCAATAACGCTGTATTTGATGTTTTAAACACTACAAACAGTAACATTAAAAAACACATATATGATGTATTCTTGTCTGAAGATATAGAAAAATTATCTGACCTAGTAAAAGAAAACTCTTTTGACTTACCTTATGATAAAACTTGTGATGTTCTACCGTATTTGTGTATTTTTAACTTATCGACAAATATGTATGATTCTGTACAAGTTGCATGGAAACATGAAAACATTTGGTACTCTGTAAAATACAAAGATAATAAAATTACAGACTTTTATAGGATAACTAATAGTAATGAGTGTTTTTCTGAGGAACTAGATTTAGTTACTAAAAAAGTAAAGGCCATATATCTGAATAAAGGTCACGATAAAACGTCTAAAACAGGTGAGCTGCTGCAAAAAAACATACCAGTAAGCAATGCTTACTCACTTCCTCCAAAAGAACTGGAGGTACTGTTAGGTACCGGATTCCCTTTTTTGGATGAGGTTGTCTACTACAGCAATAAACCTTATGGAAACGTGGTCGAAGTGAATTTACTAGGTGTACCTTGGATATAGAATTTTTAACTAGCTACACTAAAGAGCATAGACTTAAGGTATTTGATATAAGCTTAGAAGTTCTAAAAAATGGAATAGATACTTTTCAATTTTGTTGGGAAGGTGAAGGCTACTACGCCGTAGGACGGAAGCTAAGACATATGTGTAGTTACTATAACGTACCTTTTATAGTTAATAATAATGTAAAAGCAGCTCTAGTTTTTAATGCTGACGGTGTACATTTAGGCCCCACTGATACTTGTATAATAGAAGCAAGAGAAGTACTACCAAGTAGCTGCAGTATAGGGTACACAATAAACAGCATAAATCAACTGAGAACAGACTACTATAAGAATGCTGACTATTTAGGTGTAGGACCAATGTTTAAAACTACCACTAACACAAACATTTTTGATGGTACTGTAAATATTAACACTTTAAAGTGTGTAGTAGAGAACACTAAAAAACGTATTGTGGCTATAGGTGGTGTTACAGCAGAAAACGCTTTTGAAGTAAAAGAAAAAGGCGTATTTAAAGTAGCTATTATTGGTGACATATACAGAAGTAAAGACATACAAAAGACTTTACAAAAAATTAAAAGCCTATAACAGACAACACGGTAACTAATTTATACTTAATACTTTCGGGCACGTAAAGTTATTTATACTACCTACATCATGTGCATCAATGTGTATGTTAGATGTGTTTTTAAGCTTGTAAATGCATATACGGGTACCATTTACGTTATATCCGCTTTTTAGTAATGTAATCATTCCACTTTCTACACCATGTATACTTAAAGTATGTACAGAGGATGTAGACGAGCAAGCTGATAGAAGCAGAGCAATACCTATTGCAGTTTTATACATAATTTTGTTTCTGTATTCATACCTGGGTATAATATAATAACGTAATAGTAGTTTATTACCTACAAGAAAGGTACAGTAATGATTGATATTAATATAGAAAACGTAACAAATGGCAGTAACACAGGTACATTCGATGTCCTTATGGAGAGTATCAATAAACACATTGAGTAGGCTAGCGTCTTGTAGCGCAGCTTTTAGTAGTGCAGTATAGCAAACAAATTAGAATTTTATAACATTTAAGGAATAACTATGGCTGACATTAATATAGATGACGTAACTAACACTGGAGGTACTGGCGTTTTCGATAAGTTGATGGACAGCATTAACGGTCAAATAGAAACACAGTATTTAAACAACAGAATTACAGGCACTGACTACGCCACTGTATACCTTGGAAGCATGCAAGCAGCACTTGCACAAAGTATACAATTCCACATGCAAGATGAGCTTACAGAGGCTCAAGTAGCTGGTGTATTAGCTGATAATCTTGTAAAAGCAGAACAGCGTCTTCAGATTATCAAACAGGTTGATGTTTCTGAACGTGATATGGTTGAGAAAGAAGCTACCGGTGCTAAGAATCGTATACTTCTTGATGAGCAAAAAGAAACTTCAGATGCTCAACAGCTTATATTAGCTGAAGATTTACTTATAAAGTCTTATGAGAATACTACCTTACAAGTTGACCAACACACTACCAATATTAAGCAGCAAACGTTGCTAGATACAGAAGAAGAGCTTAAGCAATTTGAAGCTACTTCTATGAACCCTGAGAAGCTTCTACAAATACAGGAGCAGGTTGACTTACTTCAGAGTCAGGAATCAGAACTAGTACTGAATGGTATTAAAGATAGGTTACTTAAAGACACACAGATAGCTATAGGTTCCCAAGATGTTCTTGTTAAAGAACAGAATGTACTTAATGCTGAACAAGAAGTTTTGAACTCAATAGAGAACGTTAAACTTACCATAGAGAAAACTGAGTCAGAAGATAAGCAGAATACACTAGATGGGATACTGGATAAGCAGTTGCTTGATATTGTAGCTGGTACAACCCTTAAAACATCACAGAACTTAGATGTAATAACTAAAACTTCAATAGCCACTGCAGAGTCTTCTAAGAATGTTCTTCTTAAACAAGAGCAGATTGAGTCGGAAGCACTAAACAACGGGGTAGACGGCGTAATAGCTAACCAAATTTTAGATATCAAAAAAGGTGTTGATGTAAAAGAACGTCAAATGTCCGAAGCAGAAGCTACTGGCACTAAACAGCGTGTACTGCTTGATGAAGAAAAAGAAACCTCTGACTTACAACAAATAATCCTGGGTACTGAAGAAGAAATAAAGACTGCTCAGCTAGTAGAAACAGTAGATTCCACTGTACGAGCTAATACTCAGTTAGATGATGCACTAGTTACAAGTACTGAACAGCGTGCAAGTATGTACACTGAGAGAGTGTTAAAAGATAAACAGGCTGCTAAACTTGGCCTTGATAATGTTATGAAGCAGTCTGAAACATCTCGAGATGCAGACCCAGCATTCAAGTACCTACCTAATTACACCGGAGCATAATAATGGCTAATACAAGTACAGTTAGCATACCTTTAGATATACTTGATAAGTATTCCGCCTTAGTTAAGCAGTCCCTTAATGGGGATTCTGTGTACATAAGAGCAAAAGAAACAGTTATTGAATTAGTAGCTGATGGTTCATTAGATGACGCTAAAAAATCTGAAATCATAAGTAGTATTATTGGTGGTGCTGTAAATGGTATCACTAGTGCTGCTATGAATGGTGCTTTGGATTGGGCTAAGTATGAGAAAGAATTAGCCCTAAAGAAGTTAGAATTAGACCAACAGTTACTTATATTAGAACAAGAGTTACTGCTAAAGACTGCACAAGCAGATGAGGTAAAATGGCAAACTAGGTTAGCTAAGATTGAATCTCATCGCATGTTCGGTAGTGGTACATTCGATGTGGCTACTGATACATTACTAGCTCTTAATGATACAGGTAAAGTTTGGAATGATATGTTGCTAGTTACACAGCAAACTACCAATGCAGCTATAGAAGAAAACTTACTAACATCTAAAATTAATGAATCAAAAGCAGCTATACATAAAGTTGTTGCTGATACATATGTAAATTATGGCTCATACACGTTTACACAAGGTGCTACAGGTATTACAGGAGTTACAGCTACTCATGGGGCGTACACAACTCTTAGTGATACCCAACAAGAAATTGCTGTAGAGCAGGGTAAAGGATATACGTATAACGCTTGGGCTAACGCACTTACAGGTTCTGCATCAATGTTAGGTACTGTAATAGCTTCAGGAGTATTTAGCTTTGCTACCGACTCTCCTGAAAGAGATTTACTGTACACGGTAAAAAACTGTGCAGAAAACTTGAATGCTGCTAGTGGTACTGCTACTGAAGCTATACCTACTCCGTTTACAGTGCCGGACGCTTAGGTAAGTGAAAACCTCACCAACTACAATAGATAAGGAAGTAACCTATCAAAAGACCACAACCTGATAGAGGCAAACAAGTAGTAGATACGTTTATAGCAAAAACTGGTGCTAACCGTAAGCTTAAGAGGTTGTGGGGTACAACAACAGTTGATGGTGTAGAAGTACTAAACCTTAACCGTGTGTACCACACTAAAGCCAACAGCCCTGCTAACGCTGAAGAATTGTTCAGGTTTTTAGGGGTGTGGGATGATGTTAAGGATTACGATGGTAAAGGATTGCGAAGTGCCTGGTTTACATTAAATAAAAATAATGGTCCAGAAGAGCCTGACATAAACACAAGTTTCGTTGTAGATAACTTAAATAGTATGTGGTGGGACACTAATGATGGTCCAAGACCTTCTAACCTTACACTGACAACATCTATTGTTGTAGGTGATAGGTTTGATGGGCAAAGAGGAGTACCAGTAGTTAACTGGTCAGCACCTAAAGAAGTAGTAGCTCAATCTGTTATAGACAATTTTGAGTCCTTGTGGCTGACTAATAGGATAACTCAGGAAGGTGTAGGGGTAATAAATAAAGGACCACTTATTGACCCTACCACTAAAGTTGAGACTCCTGATGAGGATGATTTATCTCCCGATGACCCTTGGTTAGCTGTTATTTCTAGGTATGCACTAAGAGATGTAGGTATTGCGTGCACAGTAAAGGATGTTGAAGTAGGTTTATCAGGAGGTGATGCCGTATTTAGTAATGGAGTTATTAACAGTACAGCAGTTGTTACAATAGAGATACCTTATCATGCATTTACCGAAACTGATGCTGTAGTAATTCGTATACTTGATGATATGGATACTAAACAGTTCCCTAAAAGTATAAGAAGTTTTTTCAACTTTAATGATGCCGTGACTAAAGGTGTAAACTACAGTAATGAACATGTAACACAAAGTGATACAAAAAGAGCTACTTTCTATGAGGATTCTCCAGAATCTGGCTATGAGAACATAGTAACTAGAGAATACATTGAATGGGAATACTCATCACCAGATGTCAGCATATATGATAGTTACTGGCTTAAGAGTGGTAATAGCTGGTATTTGAGAGCAGCTGTTATAGATAATCCAAGTTCTTTTGGTACGACACATGTAGATTTAAACACTTACATATTCAGCCTGTTAGACACTGGGTATCGCAAGAAAAAAGTAAAATGGTACAAAAAAGCATTGGCCTTTGTTGTATTTATAATAGCTGTAATACTCGCGTTTGTTCCAGGTGGTCAACTATTCTCATCACAACTTATGGCTGCTGCATTTGCTATCATGGTAGGTGCATTAGTTGTATCATTAGTTACATTAGCTTTAAGTGCTATGGGCGCAACTGATTGGGCTATGGCTTTTGCTTGGGTAAGTGGAGCTATAGAGCCATTAGTAACAATTGCAGCTATTGCCATTATAGTTACTAATTTTGCTACTAAAGGTGTAGAAGCTGCTATAGAGCATTATGTAGAGCAATATATATCAGAGTATATTTTTGATTTAGTTCTTGGCGTATTTGGCCCTATAGGGGAAATAATAGCTGATGCTATGGATGGTAAATTAAATACAGACACGATACAGACTATAAATAAAATAGCTGGTGTATACGCTAATGTACAACTTAAAAAATTAGATACTATAGCAAGCAAGAATAAAGACCTTCAGGCCGAGTATGATAAATTAGCTGAAGAAGGAGCTATGGAAACTGATGTTATGAAGGGTTACATGAATACTTATGCCAACCCATACACAGTAGATAACTCAATATTCGCAGGTACTTATGACTTACCTTATGAGCCTAGCGGAGGTACACACCATACTGGAAGTAGTCAGAAAACAACTTTACAAGCACTCAGAAAAGCAGAGTACACTGACCCTATGTTTGAAGGCATGAGGTTCGTGTAGTATAATAATCACAATAACTACAATAGTTACAACAAACTTTAGTAAATAAGGAATCTGACATGGTTGACTTAAAAAAGCTTACCGAATATAAAACAAATTTCAATGGCTCCGTTACAGATGATGGTTTGTTAGGTGAAGACACTGTACCTGGTGGCTTAGCTAGTAGTGTAATATCAGCTGCGCCAGTACCTGTTACTAAAGCTTTTGATTGGAGAAATCCTACAGGTGGGTTTGTTTCAGAAGAGTTTAAATCTACGTCCCCCAGCAGTCTTTCTGTTGTTGGCACTGAAAACCCTGAAAGCAGCGATTGGGGGTTTGGTGTAGATGGTGAATCTCTTCAAGGATACGCTCAACTAGGCGGTCTTGCTATGCAACTTTTAGGGTATAGTGACAAGAAAAAGCATATGAAAGCACAGACAGCAGGTCTTAAGCAAAACATAGCACAGCAAGCTACAGATAATGCTTTTAAAGCTTCAACGATAGCTAACTTAGGTGGTGCTACTAAACCTATTAAAGCTCAAACTGGGATGGCGTAATTATGGCTGGATATGGCGGTAAACAAACAGCAGTAGGCACTTTAGTAGACCCTACCGAAGGTATTACAGCATCTTTAAACAACCTATCTAATATGTACGGTCAACAAGTAGATAGGGAAACTCAGGCTAAAATACAAGCCGATGCACAAGCTCTTAGACTTAAGCAGGAACTACGTTCACAGACTACATTTGATAACGCTGAGAATAAACGAGCAGCTAACGTAAACTTTAACAAGTACGCTATGAGTGGGGAAATAAAAAACCACAAGTATAGCATTAATGATTTAAACGCCGAGTCTTCTAAGTACCTTCTTAATGGCCAGAAAGCTATTATGGATGAGCGTGGTGAGTTACTTGCTGGTATTGACAGTGGCTCTTACGATACCAAGCTATTCCGTAAGCACTTGGAAGCAACTCCGCTGTCTAAATCGGCAGTGGAAAACAGAGTTGCTGAACGTAAAAAAGCAATGTCTAGAGCTGCTGCCGAACTTCGTGGTACTACGCCAGAAGAACGTAAACTAGGTCTTGATAAGTATGCAGATAACCTATACGCACCTAGGCTTCAAAGTATACAAAACGACATAGTATCCGGTAAACATTTATCTAATACAGAGCGTGT